TTTAAAAACAAAAAAATAATTTAAAGAGGTATTATTATGGCATTTGATGTATCTGCATTAAGTCCTTTCAACAACGAAACCGCTGGTGAGATGTTTGTAAAGGCAATCATGGAAGGTTCTACCATTGAGTACGCTACTGTAAAAGAGGGCGTTAAGTACAAAGAACCAATTAATTTATTTGAAGTTGACCTTGACATCGTTGATGGTAGAGGTTGTGTAACTGCATTGGCAGGAACTTCATCATTCACTCAACGTGACATCGAAGTATGTCAGCGTTCATCTCACGATGGTTTATGTCTTCGTGACTTAGATACTAAGTATTTAGGTGTAATGCAACCAGAAGGTTCTTACAACGAATCATTTACTTTGGTACAAGAGTACTCTGAGCAAATCGTAAAAGGTTTCCAGAAAGCTAACGACCAATTCATTTGGGGTGCTACTACTGGTGCTGGTGACTGTGTTGATGGTTTGAAAACTATCATCTCTGGTTCAACTACTGGTGTTGTTGTTCCTAACTCTATCACAGGTTCTGCTCCAACTTCAACTACTATCGGTGACAACGTTGATGTAATGATTGAAAACTTGGCAGCTGACGTACAAGATAGAGAAGATTTGACTGTATTCATGTCAATCACTAACTTCCGTAAGTACATTACTTGGTTGAGAAATGAAAACAACTATCACTACAATCCTGCTGATGTTGAGAATCGTGTAAACTTTATGGCTATGAAGCACCCATTTACACCAAACGTAACTATCGTTGGTACAATTGGTCTTCAAGGTTCTAACCGAATGGTTCTCGGACCTGCTAAGCACATCGTAGTTGGTACTGACTTATTGTCAGACGTATCTAATTTCCAATTGTGGTACGATATCAACGATGATAAGTTGAAGCACAGAGTAGTAACTAAACTTGGTATGAATATTGCTTATCCAGAATTCTGGGTTAGTAACGACCAAGCCTAATTGTTGAAATTAATAAAAAAAGGATAAGATATGAGTACTTGTGATATTACATCAGGATTTACACTAGGTTGTCGTGACAACACTGGTGGTTTAAAGAACATCTATATCTTGTCTGGCTCTATTGATTCAACAAGTGGTACGACTGGTTTGCTTAGTGTAATTAGTGGTTCAGGTAGTTTCTACAAATTTGAATTGACTCGTCAAACAGGTGATTTCACCGAGGCAATCAACTCAAACGTAGAAAACGGAACTATTTTCTATGAGCAAACTGTAAACGCACCATTCCATAAGCTTCAGTCCTCGACTCGTAACCAAGTAAGAGTTCTCGCTAAAAACCCAGATATCAGAATGATTGTTGAAACAAACAATGGTTCAGAAGATGGTGTTGGCGTTTTCTTCTTATTAGGTCAAACTCGTGGATTGTCACTTAGTGGTGGACAAGGCCAGACAGGTACTGCTTTTGGTGATTTGAATGGATATACTCTTACCTTTACAGGTCAAGAGCCAGAACCAGCGTCAGAACTTTCGGGTTCTTCGTTGGCTGGAGTCCTTTCAGGTATCAGCATTAACGGCGGAGTCTAATATTTATATAATAGTATGATGGGGGGGATTATTCCCCCCCTTCTACTATTCACTTGGGAAATAAAATGATAAAACTTACACCATCATCATCAAATGTATTTGCTTTTCAGCCCACAGCTTCATTCGCTGATGGGTCTTCGTTTGTATATAGGTTTACGGATGTATTTTCCCAAGAAGAATTTAAAGGAGCTGCAACTGGCTCCAAATATGGTAATTGGATTGAATTACCAATAACACTTTCAACATCATCGTATATTGTTAGTGTCAACACATCAACACTTCCACTTGAAGGTGGAACGTATGAAATACAAATCTTCCCTACAATTGATAACTCTATCCAATGGGATACTGATGATGAAGATTGGGATATTGAAGCAGTTGCATGGGATGAAACAATTATTGCCGTTTCAGTTTATGGAACTGAACCTCGTAAATGGGGGTTAATTGGAAGTACATGGTCTTCAGTACCAGGAATTCCAACAACAATAGGTAATGGAATATGGACCTCAAGAGCGTGGGTTTCGGAGAGTATTGATAGAATGAACTATTCTTCTACTAATGAAAACGCAGCTTATGTGGTGTATCAAGGATAATGGATATGGAAAAAAATAAACATAAGTTTTCAATAATTCCAAAATATGGGGAATACTATTACCCTGATGGGATGACGTTTGAAGACGATAAAGGAGACATAGTTTACTTTGGTGGTGACAATAAATTTCCACAACTCCTTATAGAATTATACCACAAGTCATCAGTTCACTCTACTTGTGTAAATGCTAAACACCAAGCAGTAATAGGTCAAGGTCTTACAGGTCTTGACGAATCTATTTTAGAGACTGCAAATAAAGAAGGTGAAACTTGGAATGACATTTTTAACAAAGTAGCTTTAGACCGAGTTCTCTACGGAGGATTTGCTTTAGAGGTAATTTGGTCTAATGATAGAACAAGAATAGCTGAAGTATACCATCTTGATTATTCATATGTAAGGGCACATAAATGTGACCATAGAGGGAATGTACCTGGTTATTACGTTTGGAATGGCTGGGGTAAGAACAAATCAATAGTTCCCTATAAAAAAGATATTCCCTATCTACCAAAATTTTCAAAGGTAGATAGAACATCACCATCTCAAGTATTTTATTTCAAACCATATTCTTCAGGTTTGGATTATTACCCATTACCAGATTATATGGGTTCATTAAAGACTATTGAGTTGGATGTACAAGTGGATAACTTCCACACTAACAACTTAAAGAATGGACTTGCACCATCTCTTGCTATCACAACATTTACTGATGCTAATGATGAAGATAGAGAAGCAATCGAAAGAATGTTGAGACAGGCATACGCAGGAACTGATAACGCAGGTTCATTAATGTACATGGATGTAGCAAATAAAGACCAAGCACCAATAATCACACCGATTCCACAAAATGGTGCTGATGGTTACTATACAACTGTAAATGATATGGTAACTCAGAAGATTCTAACAGGACATAGAATTACATCCCCTATGTTGTTAGGTATCAAAACTGAGGGTCAATTGGGTGGTAGAACTGAATTACTTGACGCCTACCAACACTTCTTGACTACTGTGATATATCCTATGCAGTCAGACATTTTAAAGACGTTTGAGAGTATTTTTAAAATTAATGGAGTTGACACAACTCTTGGTATTCAACAAATCCAACTATTTGAAGATGGTGAACAACTTGATGTGGTGACATCAGTTGAGTCGGATGTAGCAGAATCAGATGTATTGGAAGCTAAAGTAGAGGGAGTAGAATAATGACGACTACACTTTTCATATCAGAAAACAAGTTGAAAAACTTCTCTGATTTAAATAACGGCCTCGACCCAGACTTGTTGAAAAACGCAGTTCGTGAAGGTCAAGACATTCATATTCAAAGAATGTTGGGTAACAAGTTATACCTTGAGATGATTGATAGAGTCAACAACTCAAATGTAACAGGCAACTATCTAATCCTAATGGGTTATATACAAGATGCATTGTTATATTGGGCTTACTACGAAGCTCTCGAATCAATTTGGTTGAGACCAAGAAACAATGGATTGTTAATTCCACAAGGTGGTGCAGAAGCAACTGCTGCTGATACTGCTATTTACGATAAGAAANGACAATCAGTAAGAAATAAAGCTGAATGGTATGGTGAAAGAATGGTTGGTTATCTAATCGATAATGAGACACTCTTTCCTGAGTTTGGTACTGAGACTGGTATGGAGATAGTTCCTGACCAAAGTAGTCAGTTTAAATCACCATTCGTTACAAGAAGTGGGTACGTTGACCAAATGGAAAAACTTGGTGTTAAAGTTATTGACTCACGATATAAATATTTACCACAATAAGAGGATACACGATGGGATTTAATTTAACAAACGAAAGAATACAAGACACCTACCCACAACTATTACAAATTAGTGGGTCTACTATTGTGGATGGGACAGGGAGTGTTGCTCCTATTCTTATTACATCTGCATCATACGCAGTAACTGCTTCATTCGCATTGAATGCTGGTGATATAGATACATCATCTCTTACTCCATTAACAACGTTCAATGCATATACAAGTTCTAATGATAGTAGAGTTGATTCATTAACTGCAGCTACTTCATCTTATTTAACCTCAGCTGATATTACTGGTAAGTTAGATACAAGTACATTCAATTCTTATACGTCATCAAATGATAGTAAGGTTGATGCTTTGATTGCGGCTACCTCATCGTATTTAACATCACTTCCAAGTGGTGTAATTAGTTCATCGGCTCAGATTGCTGATGATATTAGTGGTTCATTCACATCTACTTCAGCATCTCTTGCAGCTGATATTGCTACAAACAAAGTAGATATCTCTACGAATACATCTAACATCTCTACACAAACATCTCGTGTAGATAGTTTAGTATCAGCAACATCCTCTTACGCAGTCAAAGCAGAGAACAATACATTTAGTGGTTTACAAACCTTCAATAATATTGCAGTCAATGGAACTGCAAGTATTGGTTACTTACAATCAGTAACTGGTTCTGCTAAAGTAATCGGTGATGCTTACATCATTCTAAACAACGATACACCTGCTCAAAGATATGCTGGTGTAAAAGTATTTGATAGTGGTTCTACTAACAATAGTGCATCATTTGAGTTTGATGGACAAACAAACGATTGGTTCTACGAATACACCGATGATGGTGGTGCAACCGAAGAGTTTGGTGTTGTGATGTTCGGACCTGGATACAATACAAGAGGTTCTCACGTATATCCATCAAACAATACAATACTAAAAGGAACTGGTGACCATCACTTAGTAGATTCATCTATTACTGATGATGGTTCTACAATAACTTTCGGAAACCCAGTTAACGCTGGTAATATTACATTAACTGGAACTACTTCTAAATTAGAATTAACTGGTATTGCTTCTCAAATCAAAGCTAACAACATTACAGGTTCTTGGGGTCAGACAAACGCATCTGGGCTCGCATTATCTATAAATGGTAATATACGAGCAAGTGGAAACCTTGAAGGTGCTAACGCACAAAGTCTTAGTGGTAATAGAAGAGTTGCTATTGGTAACAATAATAATGTTACTTCTGATGACTCAGTAGCTATTGGTGGTGAAGCAAACTCAATAGGTGCATCTTATAGTGGTATATTTAGTGCTGCAAGTTCTACAATATCAAGTGGTGATACATCAACAATCATTGGTGGTTATCAAAATACTATAAATGGTGGTCGCAGGAATGCTATTATAGGTGGTGAAAGTGTAACCAACGGACAAAACTTTGCCATCGTATTAGGTAGAGAAAGTTTTACCGCACCTAACGCATACACAACTTATACTGCTAACTTAGATGTAAGTGGTTCAATCGTAGTAAGTGGTTCAGGTATCACATTTAGTGATGGAACAACTCAAACTACTGCAGCTGGTGCTGCAGGTCTTGTGAGTGGAACTGGTACTGATTCTATACAATCATCTGCTGACCTCACTACTACACCAGCAACTGCAAGTAATCTTGAAAGTATCGCTATTGGTGATGGTGCAAGTGCTACTGGAGAGTATTCTATATCAATAGGTTCTGACTCAACTGCTACTGGTAATGAATCTATTTCCATTGGTAAAACCTCAGGCCGTGGTGTTGGTCCAGACTTTCGTTCAATAGCTATTGGTTCGGATGTCTATGCAAATGGTAGTTATTCAGTTATAATTGGTAGTAGTACTGAAACTGAAGCTAATTTTACGACTATTATAGGTTATGACGCTGCAGGTGGGGGTAACGTAGGTTCAACAGCATTAGGTTATCAAGCATTATCTCGTGGTCAATATTCAACAGCAGTTGGTGCAGCATCCCGTGCAGATGGTCAACAAGCTATTGCTATTGGTTATAGTAATACTGCAGATTATACTAATAATATTATCATTGGTAATAGTATTAATACTACTGATAATAACGAAATCAACATTGGTAATATATTCACTTACAACTCAGCATCAAATGGTGAGGTGTCATTGAAGAGTAACTTAGAGACTACTGGTCAAATCTATTCACCAACTCACGTAGGTACAGTCGCATCATCAACATCAAGTATTGACTTTGATAATGGTAACTTTGCTACATTGAGTTTAACAACTCCAACGTTCTTGGCTAATCCATCAAATCTAAAATCAGGTACTACTTACACATTAATTATTGATAGTGGTTCTTTGATATCAAATCATGGTACTGCTTGGAAATTCGCTGGTGGTACATCTCCAACTTATAGTAATGGAACTGATGTTCTAACTTGTGTTAGTGATGGAACAAACTTATACGCTACAGCATTAACTGATTTTCAATAATGGATAAGGAATATTATGGCAAATTATAATCTAACAGGACAAAAGATAAAAAACACCTACGGGCAACTTGCTCAGGTGAACGACTCAAACAAGTTGGTTGATGGTCTTGGTAATGAAAAACAAATCGTTACATCAAGTATCGTAAACTTTGATACTGAAGTATCACGTTCAGCTGCAGAAGCAGGATTTGGTGCAGGTAGTGGTGGTGTATCAGAAGCAGTATTTACTGCTTATACATCATCCAACGACTCAAAGGTAGATAGTTTGACTGCTGCTACGAGTTCTTACCTTACATCTCTTCCAAGTGGTGTAGTATCAGGGTCATCACAATTACCTCAGATTGGTATCAACCAAACAAACATTACATCACTAACTGCTCAGACAAGTTCTTACTTGACTTCACTTCCAAGTGGGACTATTAGTTCATCAGCACAAGTTGACTTATCACAAGCGACTGGGGTTGCAGTATCTGCGTCTTATGCAATTACTGCTTCTTATGCTTTGAACGCAGCAGGTGGTGATACTGAATGGGCTGATATCTTAAATAAACCAAGTGGATTAGTTAGTGGTTCATCACAAGTAGACTACAATGGTATTTCAAATGTCCCAAGTGGTATCGTAAGTGGTGCTGCACAATTACCACAAATCGGAACAAATACTTCAGACATCGCTTCTTTAACTGCTCAGACAAGTTCTTATCTGACATCGGCTGATATTAGTGGTAAATTAGACACTTCAGTATTTAATAGTTACACATCATCAAATGATAGCGCAGTAAACACATTAGATACACGAGTTGATAACTTAACTGCTGCAACGTCTTCTTATTTGACCTCAGCAGATATTAGTGGTAAATTAGACACTACTACATTCAACGCTTATACATCATCTAACGATAGTAGAGTAGATAGTCTAACTGCTGCAACATCTTCTTACCTTACATCACTTCCAAGTGGTGTAATAAGTGGTTCATCTCAAGTAGACCTATCATTGGCTACCGGAACTGCTACATCAGCATCTTACGCCATAACTGCTTCATACGCATTAAATGGTGGTGGTGGTGGTACTGCAGGGTTGGTTGCAGGTACTGGTACTGATTCTATACAATCATCTACCATTACAACTACTCCAGCAACTGCAAGTGGGGATTATTCAATTGCCATTGGTGAAAATGCAAAAGCACTAACTAACAACTCTACTGTTTTTGGTAGAAATTCAAGTACTACAACTTCAGCAACTGATTCAGTTGTTGTTGGGTATGGTTTGAATGCTCAACAACAAAGGTCTGTTACTGTTGGAAGTTTAACTACTAATCAAGCAAGTAGGGGTGTTTTCATTGGTTCATTTGGTTCTATGTCAGGTAATGAAAATGTCGCTATAGGTTATTCTACAGCTTGTTCAGGTGACCAAGCAATTTCTATTGGTAAATCATCTAATGCATCTGGAGATTCATCTATCGCGATTGGTAATACTATCACTACTGCTACTAATAATGAAATCAATATTGGTGATAAATTTAAATACGATGGTACATCAGAAGTTAGATTAGAAGGTAACGTTACCACAAGTGGTTCAATCGTAGTAAGTGGTTCAGGTATCACATTTAGTGATGGTACTACTCAAACAACCGCGGCTGGTGCTGCTGGACTTGTAAGTGGTGGTGGTACTGATTCAATCAGGTCAAGTGATGACCTTACTACAACACCTGCAGTAGCAAATGGTAACTATTCAGTAGTTCTTGGTGAACAATCAACTGATAATGGTACTAATGAAGTAGTTGCTATTGGTTTCAATAACGAAGCAACACAAAGAAGAAGTGTTGTTATTGGATTGGATAACACATCTAATGGTGATAGTGGTATTGTTATTGGTAATTCAAACCAAGTAAATGGTACTGATGGTATTGTATTGGGTAAAGGTTCATCAGCAACAACTAATGGTGTTACCGTAGGTAGTGGTGGGGCTAACTCAACAACTGATGGTGTAACTGTTGGTCATGGTGCCGCGGGTGGCGGCCAAGGTTCAGTAGTTCTTGGTAAAAGTGCTGCCGGTGATTTCGATTATGCTGTCGCAATTGGTTACTCTACGACTGCTCAAGCAAATAGTGCTATTGTTATTGGTAATAACCAAGCAGCATCATTTAATGGAAACTCTAACGAAATCAACATCGGTGGTAAGATTAGATATAACTACCAAGGAACTGGTTCTATGTACTTGGCTCATGCTGTAAGAGTTCCTACTGAAACCCTATCAGGCGCAGGTTCAAGTGTATCAGTTGATGGTACTGTATCTAACTACTTCTACCTAAACAATGGTGGTGCTACAACTACTATTAATAATCCAACCGATGTCCAAGATGGTGCTACTTACACATTCAAAATTGATGATGGTAGAAACATTACTTGGGGCGCTGCATACAAATGGCCAAATGGTGTTGTTCCTACTCTAACAAGTGGTTCAGATATTATCTCATTTGTTTCGATAGGTGGAACTAACTTATACGGAACTGCACAATATAACTACCAATAATAGGAGACTGATATGAATACTCCTTCAACATTTTTTGATGGTATAGACACCTCAATCGCAGTTGCAAGTTCTACTGGAGCTACTATACACTCAATTGCTGGATATGTAGTTCATGAATGGACTGGTTCAGCAACTGTGCCAACCCACACTGGGTCATTTACACCTGCTACTACTGCTCGTTATGAGTTCTTTATGGTAGGTTATGGTGGAGATGGTGAAGATACTGCCGGTGGTGGTGGTGGTGGAGGAGAAGTAGTCCTCGGCTCTATCACTCTACAAAGTGGTTCTTCATACACAGTTCAAGTTGGTAATAATAACCAATCAGACCCATCGAGGTTTGCAAGTGTATATGCCTATGGTGGTGGTAGTGGTGGCCGTGGTGGTGGTCTATCACAAGATGGTAATGATGGTGCCTCAGGTGGAGCTGGAACTGGTGGTTCTGGCGGAGGAGCTGGTGACTCAACTGCTGATGTTAACCACTTTGGTGGTGATAGCTTCTCAACGAATGGTCTATTAGATTATCTATTAAGATATGGATATGGAGGTGGTGATTCTGCTGCTGATGATGGAGCAGGAGGTGGTGGTGGTGCCGGTTCAAGAGGAGACAATGGTGACCGAGATGATTCACTTAACCCACGAGGTGGTGATGGTGGTTCTGGTATTTCAAACAACTGGTTAGGTTCTACACTCCTATACGGAGGTGGAGGTGGTGGTTCTGCTGGCACAGGTGGTTCTGCTGGTGTTGGTAACGGAGGCGGTGGTAATGGTGCTGTCGGAAGTTCTAACGCATCACCAGGTCGTAATTTTAGTGGTGGCGGTGGAGGTGGTTCTGATACTGGAACTCAAGGTAATGGTGCCAATGGTATTGTATTAGTAAGATATAAATTGAGTGTATAATATGGAAATAAAAGATACTGTCGCTAACGCAACAACAATGGGTGGTATATTCGCATACTTGATGAACTTTCAAGGTGAACTAACTGTTTTACTTTTACTTACAGGTTTACTATTGAATCTAACTCGTTTAATTGATTGGTTTAGAAATAAGGATAAATAATATGTTTACACCAATAGGATTTTATGCAGCAGCTGCAGGTGGAGTAATCACCGATAACCTACAACAATGGTTAGATGTTACCCAAGGAACTTCAGCACTTGCTCTTACCGACCAAAGTGGTAATGGTAGAAATGCTACTAACAATGGATTGACTTGGGATGCAACAAATCATTGGTGGTATGTATCAGGAAATACTGATTGGACAAAACACATTGACTCTAACTATCATGTACCATCTCTAACTGGTAATACTGATTTGACAATAGAGTTTTGGATAAATATGGAGGATACTAATGACAGTAACTACATTGGTGTCGTTCATAATCGTAGTGGTATATATGGCTCTAACTTCGTTGAAATAGCTATGGGTGGTGCTGATGCAGGTGATTTCAACTTTGGACTTTCAGATAGTTCTGCTAATGAGGCAGCTGCAAATACACCATCAACATATCCTAACCAATGGGTTATGGCTAGTTTTGTAAATGATGGTTCTACAAATACAATGACTATATTCATAAATGGTGTTTCTGCTGCAACTGGTGATAGTTCAGGTATTGGTAGTATAAGTCGCGCTGAGGATTACTCATTATTTGGTAACTTCTTGAGAAGTAACAGATGGATTGAAGATGGTAAGTTTGGTTCGTATAGACTTTATACAGCAGCACATACCGCAACTGAAGCACTACAAAACTTCAATGCTGAGAAATCACATTACGGATTATAAAACTCCCACCTGAAAGATGGTGTCTATATATAAATGAGGGGCTTCGTGCCCCTTTTCTTTTGCGCAAAAAGAAACCCCTGGCTAAGATGAACACAACTTCGGAAGCCAAGGGTTTCATTATCCAAAAAGTAAAATTTAGGAGATACAAATAGGTGGCTTAATTCCCAATTGAATCTTCTACTATATTATATGTCAGAAAAAAAAGTTGGTCTAATTTATCGTTTATTTCGGTTTTTACATATTTATATGTATAACCCAAAGTAAAAATAAGGAGACAAATTGGACATGAATTCATACCTACAAGAGAATTGGAAGCAAATCCGTAAAAAAGTTCAAGCAGTAACAAGAGGGCATCAGAATACTGATGACTTACTAAGTGACTTAGTGATGGTTTTATTAGAGAAACCTAAAGAATATCAAATGAGCTTATTAGAAAACAATAAGGTCCACCATTGGTTCACCTCATCAGCTCAACTACAATTTAAATCTAAAACATCGCCATTTTGGTACAAGTATAAGAAGTTTCAATCTGATACTACTGAGATTAAAGATTGGTTAATTTACTATGATGAAGAGCAAGAAGATGTTAAGGAAGAAATCATTGAATTTATCAAGAAAGAGTTAGACCTATATAATATATATGAGAGGACACTTGCTATCGAGCATATTCTTGGTGGGCAATCTTATTCAGAGATTGGTAGAGAATATGGTATCAATCGTAGATACATAAGTGAAACAGTAACTCCTGTCAAAGAAGAAATATTTAATAAAGTGAGGTCAAAATGGAAGAATTTTTAGCATACATTGGTATCGTATCCCTCATTGGGGGATTTGGTTGGTTAGGATATTGGTTGTTCAAAAGAATCAAATGGAAGAACCCTATCCAGTCTTACATTAGAAAAGAAGTTATGAATTATTTAGAAGAGTTAAGAAATGATTGAGGTAGTTGGTATTGCAGTCTTAGTTAATCTATTTACACATTGGTTCAGACCAATACAATGGGTTAAAGAGAAGATTGGGTGGTATAGACTACCTGATTTGTTTATGCACTTAAATTGTAGTAAGTGTTTAGGATTATGGGTTGGATTGATAGTTACTCAGAACATTTATCTTGCAGCAATTACATCCTTATTGTCTTATTTGATAGACAATACCATTTATTTTGTTGATAATAAACGTAAAGAATATTAATATGGCAAAGATAGAACCAAAGTTACCAAAGAATGAATTTAACAAACTCGTTAATGAGTGGGTTGAGTTTAAGAAGAAGTCTCCCTCAAGGATTCCGAGAGATTTGACTTATAAGTTATATAATCAGTTATTCAATGTTAAACAAAGAGATGTAAATGCATGCACTTGCCTTGACCGTGATTCTGATTATAAAGTTACAAAAGAATTAGAGAAATATCTAAAATTAGACCCTTTACCAATTGAATCAAATGTTAAGATTGATATGTCTTCTATGACTTCAGGTGGTGATGTTTTAAAAGTTTACGATGAAGAAGAAAAACCAAAACCAAAAAGAAAGTACACTCGCAAAAAGAAGGCAAGTACCAAAACCCCTATCGAACGAGACGATAGTTCACAATAGTGGTGAGGACCTTTGGAATTATCTTTTCTATGGCACAAAGCTAGAGAATTGTGATGATACATCTTCTGATGTTTCAGATTGGTATGATGAAGGTATTCGATGGATACTTGATGAACTTTTAGATGGTGAGATGTATGAGGTTGTAGAAGATAATCCTGTTTATGTATACACCTCTTTAGGTAGATTTGCTAATATCAAGTCTAAAGGATGGAGACATTTAAATCTACAATGTCATAGTATTGCTGGTAATATGACAGGTGGTGCATTCTCAATGACTAAGCTTGTAAAGGAAAGATGGGGTATTGAGTTAAAATACGATACTCTTCATAAGGAGTCTAAGAAATGGATTAAAGTTAGGATAGAACCTAAAAAGAAAAGGAAATAATTATGGGCCGAAAACAAGGTAATACAAACGATAGGTATAAAGCAATCTTAGCTGATTGTATGATAAGAATATCAAGGGATAATTACTCTCACAAACAATGGTGTGAGTATGCTTCTGAGAAGTATGATATAACCATAAGACGTACAGAGATGATTTGGTCACAATGTTGGTCAGATATTAAAGAGAAGTTTGCAAAAGACGCTGAGACCAATCTATTACAAGCAGTAGCAAGACTCGATGACTTATATGCTCAAGCAACTGAACAAGGTGGAGACTGGAATACAAGAGCTAACATACTAAGAGAGAGACATAAGTTATTAGGGTTAGGTGTAGAGAAGCATGAAGTTAAGTCTGACATCAAGTTATCTTTTGACTTTGATGAATAATGCTTATTTAGAATCATTCTAAATTTACTAAAGTTGCTGAAAATTCTTGATTAT